ATCAAAAGAAATACGATATCTCGGTAGAGATTTTACTGCGATAAGAGAAAATCTTATAGAGTTTGCAAAATCATATTTTCCAAATACATATAATGATTTTAATGAATCATCACCTGGAATGATGTTTATTGAGATGGCTGCATATGTTGGTGATATAATGAATTATTATGTAGATAATCAATTTAGAGAATCTTTATTACACTCGGCCGAAGAAAAGAAAAATATTTATAAGATTGCTCAGGCATATGGTTATACGCCAAAACTTTCACATCCAGCAACAGCAATTTGTAATTTTGGTGTTGAAGTTCCTGCTACTACAGATGATGACAGTACGTATAGACCAAATTTAGATTATGCACCTATACTTAATGCAGATAGTATGTTTGGTGCATCAAATGGTTCAGAGTTTAGATTATTAGATGATATAAATTTTAAAGTATCATCATCACTTGATGAGATGGATGTAAAGATAGCTGATTATAATGGATTAATTCCAATAAAATATAGATTAACTAAAAAAGGAATTGTAGAATCTGGAAAAAAAACATCTGAAACCTTTACTTTTGGTGGAGCTGAAAAGTTTAATAAAATTGTACTTAGTAATGAAAAAGTTATTCATATAATTTCAGTAATCGATAGTGATAATAATAAATGGTATGAAGTTCCATTTTTGGCACAAGATACAGTATTTGAATCAGTAGCAAATACATCAGACAGTGATCCAGAATTATCTGGGTTTTCAAATGATACTCCATACCTATTAAAGTTAATAAAAAGTTCTCGAAGATTTACAAAATACATTCGTAGTGATGGTAAAACAGAATTAAGATTTGGTGCAGGAGTTTCATCTAACCCAGATGAAGAGATAATTCCAAATCCAGATAATGTAGGTTCATCCTTGGCAACAGGATTGACTAAACTTGATACGTCATATGATCCAAGTAATTTTTTGAAAACAAGAACATTTGGTTTATCACCAAGTAACACCACATTAACTATAAAATATAGTTATGGTGGTTCAATTAATGATAATGTATTAAGTAATGAGATATTAAATAAAAGAGAAGTTAAATGGACTCTTGAAGAAAGTGGATTAGTAGGTGGTGATGTTACTACTATGAAAGGTAGTTTAGTACAAAAAAATCCAGAACCAGCAACTGGAGGTTCTGATGGAGAATCAGATTTTGAAATTAGAGAAAATGCTTTAGCATATTTTAATACACAAAATCGTACTGTTACTAAAGAAGATTATATTACAAGAGTTTATTCTTTACCACAAAAGTTTGGTAATGTTGCTAAGGCATATATAGTACAAGATGAGGCTTTACTAAATGAACAAGTTCTTTCGGTAAATGGACAATCAGTAACAATACCAGTTAGTAAAATTCCAAATCCATTAGCAATGAATTTATATACATTAGGGTTTGATAAAAATAAAAATTTAGTAAGATTAAATACGGCAGTAAAAGAAAATATAAAAACGTATTTATCACAATATAGATTGATGACAGATGCTATAAATATTCGTGATGGATATATGATTAATATTGGAATTAAATTTGCAATCATTACTCAACGGGGACATAATAAAAATGAAGTATTGTTTAATTGTGTAGAAGAGGTGAAGAAACATTTTGATATTGAGAAATGGCAATTTAATCAACCAATTGTGTTGAGTGATATAGCATATAAAATTTCTTTAGTGGATGGAGTAGCAAGTGTTGTTCCACCTGGTGATTCTAATTCGTCTATGATATTGATAGAAAATAAGTGGAGACACTCTCAAGGGTATTCTGGTTATGTTTATGATATAAGTTCAGCAACCAAAGATGGTGTAATATATCCATCATTAGACCCAAGTATATTTGAAGTGAAGTTTCCAAATTCTGATATACAAGGTAGAGTAGTAGGAGATATGTAATGTTTTATTTCGAATACCCAATAGCAGATACAACACTTTATGAAGCAACACCAAGTTCATCTATAAACACAGGACTTGATGAGATTTTAGAAGTAAGAAAAGATATGAATGATCTCGGAACACAAATTGATGTGTCGAGAATTTTGATGAAATTCAGTTACAATTATATTTCAAAATCAATACAAGATGGAATTATACCGAGTACTGCAAAATACTATATAAATCTTTATGATGCACAATCATCTGAATTGGCAGTAGAACAAGATTTATATGCATATATTGTGAGTCAAAGTTGGGATGCAGGAACTGGATATTATAGTAGAGATCCTTCACGAACTGATGGAGCAAGTTGGAAGTATAGTGATAATGCAACTACCGCAACACAATGGGTAAGTGGTAGTGATACACAAGGTGGTACTTGGTTTACTGGAAGTATAGGTGCAACAGCTGCTGAATATAATGTTAGTTCATCTTATGCATTGAGTTATGAGACTGAAGATATTAGAATGGACGTAACTGATTTAGTTAAGAGTCATATTTACTCAAGTTCAGTATATCCAAATAATGGTTTTATAATTAAACGAGAAAATTTACCTACAAGTCAAAGTGCTACAACAACATTTGATCCTACCACGAGTACTGGATCAGCAGAATTTAATACTACATTTTATGGTAATTTAAAATATTTCTCAAGAGAAACCAATACAATCTATTCACCAAAGTTAGAAGTTGAGTGGGATGATTCAAGTTTTTCAACTGGGTCAACTTGGATGGCACCTGTTTCATCATCTGAAATAGATCAATTAACGGTTTATTTTAAAAATTTAAGACCTGAATATAGAGAAAAATCTAAAGCAAGAATTAGATTTGGTGGTCGTGAGTTGTATCCTGAAAGAGGATTTGAAACTACACCCAAGGCCCTTACTGTTAAACATCTACCAAGTGGAAGTGGTGCAATGGGACAAGGTACTTATTATTCTGTAAAAGATGCAAGTACGGAAGAAGTTATAATTCCATTCAGTACAGGTTCACTTGTAAGTTGTGATGGGTCAGGTAATTATTTTAATATATGGTTTGATGCATTTCAACCAGAAAGACATTATAGATTTCAAATTAAAGTTGTAAGTGGTAGTGGTGCTGATAAACAAGAATTGATTTTTGATGATGGATATGAATTCAAAGTAGTGAGGTCGTAATGGCTACTAATTATTTGAGTGCTTCCAAGTTATCTGGTACATATCAAAATATGTTAGATGTAGATAATATAGAAAGAGAAAAACAATTGGAAGATGCATTTACAAAGGCATCTTTGAATAGAGGAGAAGTTAATGAAACTAATTTACTCAGAGATACAAATGGTTTTTTAATTAGTTTTTCGGATGAAGATAACAATTCTACTGAAGAGTATTATCAATTATCTCAAATATTAAATATTAAAAGTGTGATAGATAAACCTCTTCTGAAATCAGTATTAAAAGAAAAAATGGAATTCAAACAATTTAAACTAACTGAACCAACACCCTCAGATGAAGATTTGGTTAATTTAGAAGCGGTACTTAGAGAAAAAATAAAATTATATGAAAACTTAATTGAAGAAGCACAATCAAGTGGCTAAGGGATAAGATGCCTAATCGAAGAGGATTATCAAATAAAGATAAAAATATATTAGTAAAACCAACTACCCAAGAAAATAATTTTGGTGTAGTAGGTGACTATGCTATTCTGAATGTGTATGATTCAAATGAAGAGTTATATGATGGTTATGTATTATCTTATGAGAATTTTATTTTAAACCAAAATAAAATTAATTTAGATATAGGTCAACATTTAAGAGATAATTTTATTACTGATGACAGTTGGAGAGTAGAGTATATATTCTATAGACCAATTGCTGGAAGTAATGAAACTCTTTTTATAGATAAGAATTTGAAAATAATTCAACATGAAATTGAATCAAAGATTGTAGGTGGGAAACGAGTTTTTACATCTGCTGCAAATCCTTCTATTATTGTTAATCCTGTTGAGGATAAATACATCATTTCAAAACTCTCCAAAGATAGAACTGAAATAGAAATAAGACCACAACAGATTAAAAATAGTGGTTATGTTGATAGGTTATTTGAACTTCATGGAACGGTAAAATATACACCCACACCTGGCCCAAATACAAATACTGGAATATCATTTAATTCAACAACTGGTCAAGATGATGATAATTCAATGGAATTTGAAAAAGTTAGTGGTGACTCTGGATTTAGTGATAAGATGATTGGGGCAACTATAACTATACCTGATGTATATAGGGTTTTAGTACCAACAGGGAATCCGAATCCCCATTCCAATTTTTTACCAAACAGCAGATTTGATGTAGCTGGTAATGACGCGACTTTACTACCATCCTTTTTTAACCAACCTGATAGTCCATATATACATACAAATGGATACCAATATATTTGGAAATTCGTAGCTGTTCAATCTAATGATGGACATAATGACAGTTATTTCGAGTGGGATGCAGATCTAAATTATCAACCTCAAAAACATGAAGAAACAAGACCATACGTTGCTACTATAACAGCTGTAAATAGTAGTACTAAGATTGTTACGGATAAGAGTTGGTATAACAGAAGTGAAGAACTCGATGGTGAATTGTTAAGTACTTTTCCTAAACCCCCTCACCGCTTTAAAAATTTAGAAGTAGAATATACCGTAAATGATTTAACCGATTTGACAACTTATATGACAGTTGGTGATGTTTCATATTTAATTACTAATGTTCATATGGATAAAGAAAATGATCGGATATATGTAAAATCTTATTCACCTTTAGAAAAATCTATTAGTGAAAGTGATTTAGTATTTTTTGTTATTGAACTTATAAGTCCATTTGAAGAAAAAATTAAAATTGTTCCATTTGACCAGGATGTTGAACTCAATGATTCTGTATTTTTAGCATTACCAAATATGGATGGTGAAGATATTCCTATAGATAGAAGAGGAACAATATTTAAATCATATGAGAATTTAGTTGGTAGTAATGCTACTGTAAGACAAGAGATTGAAGATAAATTAGTTTCTGGAAGTTTATTAGATGTTAAAGTAAATGTAGATTATCAAAAAAGATTGACTTCAATTGATGAGTATAATGATAATGGGTTTGGAAATTTTATAAATTTTAGTTCTGTAGAAGAGCGATTAACAAATTTTAAATATAAATTAGATTTAATTGAGAATTATACTTCTCAAAGTGGTGTATTTACTAATGTATCAAGTGGTGAGGGGATGCAATCAGATTACGATACTAAAGTAACACAAGTAAAGAATAGTTTTGATGCATATGAATATTATCTATATCACGAATCCTCTTCTTATGTCTCAAGTTCAGCAGGTGAATTTCACGATACAAGCTGGCCAAAAGAAAATAGTTCAAGTCCATATACGTTATCACCAACTACAGCATCAGTTGCTTCAACTTGGTATGATACTATGATTGAAAGTGCATCATTATATGACCAAATGAATGATAATAGATTGGTGAATAATTTACCAGGTCATGTTAGGTATGATGGAGAAGGTAAAACATTTATAACGTTTATGGATATGATAGGACAACAATTTGATGAGACTTGGATTTATTTAAAACATTTTACTGATATAAATGATAGAAGAAATAAATTATCTAAAGGTATCTCAAAGGATATTGTAAAACACGTGGCTAAGTCATCTGGATTACAAGTAGTTCATGGAAATGATTTATTAAATCTTTCAGAATATTTGTTGGGTAAAGATATAGATGATGGTTCACAAACTTATGAAAAGGCTCAAGAAGAAGTAACGGAAGAAATATGGAAACGAATACTTGCTAACTTACCTTTCTTTCAAAGAACTAAAGGTACAACAAGAGCAATAAAGGGATTGTTGAATTGTTATGGAATACCATCTACAATATTAAGAGTTAGAGAATATGGGGGTCCAGAGTATGATGGTTTAGATATTTCATATGATAGAATAAGGAAATTTACATACGCTCTTGATTATCGTGGAACACAATATAT